CGCAAACGGTAGAAGCAGCAGTGCCAGATACAGATATAATCTTGAGCCAGTCATTATCTTGTGTACTTAATTGTGAAATATTAAATGTTCTTGATCCACCTGTGTGATCAAGGTAAAAATATCCACCTGCTGAGGCTGTAACACCTGTGCCAGTATAAGTAATAGCATTATCTGAACCATCAATATCCATATAATTAGTTGCACCATCTATATTAATATTAGATGTTATGGTGTTGTTAGAACCATTAATAATCCAATCTAAATCTAAATTTGATGCCATAGCAGTAGTACCTTGATTTAAAGTAAAGGTGTTACCACTACCTGTAACGTCCACATACTGATTAGAACCATCAGAGCTATAAGTGTCCGTTGGATCTACTTGTATAGTAAAAGTATTAGTACCGCCATCAAATTCGTAGAAACCAGTAAAGTTATCAGCAAATATATCACCTAAAAATTTATTAGTCGCACCAATCATATTAATATCAAGTGTCATACTATTACCATCTAAATCAAACGCAGTTAAATCTCCTGCTGTGCTATTTAGACCACCAATAATATTTGATATACCTAATTGTTCTAGATCAATATTTGCTCCTGTACCTGACTGATCAACATATATTTCGTTATCTGCTGAAAATAGTGCAAGTGAACAAACAGCTAATACGCTAATTAGTTTATTCTTCATCATTTAATTCTACTCCTTCATTTTTATTTTGTAAAACCCAGAATCCTCTATCGTATCCTGTTTCTACTATTTCTAATACACCACCTTCGATAGCCTTCATTAAGGCTATTGTAGATGACTCGTTCCTAGCATTACCCAACTCTACTTCAACGAGTTCGGTATTAGCTTCAATAAACCGAAACACATCCTCAGATTTACCATAGCTGAAAATAGTTTTTTGGCTTAATACCTCTAGCAGGACTTCGCCTGTTGCAACAGAAACCATACGTAAACTTACAGTTATGTTGTCTTCCCTGTATTGAATACTATTACCAATGCCTAGATATCTAGCTCCAATACCTCCACTTTCTAAGTTAGCTTCATAAGAAATTACAGCACCTTCAATTAAAATACCAGCAAACAATAGAGGCCTAAGAGCTTTTTTCTTTTCCTCCTCATTTGCAGTTTGTTCTCTAGCAGAGCGTATAAGCTGTCTCTCTTTAGTTAGATTGTCTAAACCTACCCTTTCTACTACTCTGAAAAATTTACCATCACCTGCGTGTTTTAGAGCCCTTATAAGTAATGCATTTGGTTGCTGAGTTATAGCAGTGCTAAATAAAGCAAACTCACTATTACTTTTTCTTTGACCAGTTTGATCAGTAAATGACATAGGATAAACCGCTACTACAGGACTAACCTGTGGTATAGGAACATTTTTTAGTTCTGGTGACTGTAAATCTTGTATTTGTGCTATATCTTTGGAATATCTTTGTTCGTATGTATCTTCAATCTGATCTAATGTAGAACAACTAGAAAGTAAAAGTGCCAATAGGAATAACGATTTCGGTAACTGTACCATCTGCCTCAGTAATTTTAAGGGTTAATGTTATGCCATCACTTGTATACTCTATGGTATTACCTTCTAAGGTGATGACACCTTCGCTTTGCGGTGTTTCTCCGAATAAGTTATTAACTAACTGTCTTGATAATTCTGCATAAACTCTAGACTCTAGGTTACGCATAAATCTTGCAAGAGTAGAGTTTTCTTTTTCTCTTTCAATCTCGTCTTGTAAAGCTTTTATTTCTTCTTTAATTGTTAGCTTACGTGTGTACTCTTGATTTTCTATAGTTAAATAATGACTTGATGTTCCAATACCACTAAAACTAGGTGATTTGAATTTATGTACTATTTGATCTGCGTTTACACTAGTTGCAGACGCATAGGCTAACATAATCAAAAACACTAAACATGCCCAACCACCTATTTTGGCTTCAACATATTTGTCGTGATCAGTCTTTCCTTTGGTCATCTCTATCAGCTTTTGCAATTTTATTGCTATTTATAAGTTGTGGTACTCCTAAAATAGTTTTTATTAGTGTATCTTGGCGTATTATTTCATTATCCAAGCTACGTACTCTATCTATTAATGCTACTAAAATACCGTGTTGTGAGTCAAGTTTTGTACCTAATCTTTCCTCTAATGCATTAATTTGTGCTTCTACTTTTTCATCTACAGCGTCTAGTTTTGTTTCCATACCATCAACTATACGAATTACAAGTTTATATATAAACCATCCAAGTCCTATTGCTGCAGCTATTGGAAACCCAACTTCTTGAATTATGGTTACGGCTGATTCCATCAATAATCACCCCAAACTTTCTTTTTTTTGCCTCCATCATATTCTACAGCATGACCTTCTTTAATTAATACCTGGCATATATCTCTTCCGTCTTCTGTATAGGGTATACCAAGTATACGACCATATTTACCTTTACCTAAAGACTTGACTTTAAAATTACCAATACATAGCTCTTTTAACCTTGCTTTTGCAGCCAGACCAAGTTTTTTTTCTGCAAGATCTCTTGTGCGGCTTTCTGGAGTATCAATACCAGCTAACCTTACACGTTGTCTATGAAGTTTTACATCAAAACCTAGATCTAAACAACAATCAAAAGTATCACCGTCAACAATACGCTCTAGCGTAGCATTATATACAAACGCATCTGGTGATTTAGCCATTACTTACTTTGAGTTTTTTTTACTCTTTTAGTAGTCCAGGCTTCATTAACATTTGGTGTAGACTTATCATCAGCTACATAATGACCTTTTTTGTTTCTAGTTCTTACTTTAACTTCTGTTGTACCAGTAATATTACCCCATAATCTTTTTAAAAAACTCATATTATTTATCCTTTGCTTTTAAAATATTTAAAGCACACCAATCAATTACTTTATATAGTTTTGCTAACCATTTATCTCCTTGTGGAGTTGGTGTTACAGCAGCTACAAAAGATGCTATTGCAATTATTGTACAAATCCATGTGAATACATTTAACCAAATCATTTACTTCTCCTGTACTTCTTCTTCTTCTTGAAGCTCGTCTGTCTGTTCGTCAACTTGTTCTACCACGTTGTCTACTATGCCTTCAGTTGATTCTGCTACAGTATCAACGACAGCTGCCACATCCTCTAATGCAGAATTTGTTATATTACCTGCTGTTTTTACAGTGGAATCAATAACGCTAGTGGTTAAATCTTTACCGCCATCTATAACAGCACCTACAGTTGCACATGAAGCTAAAAATAAAGCTCCAAAAATTATTACTATTTCCTTCATAAATATCTCCTTTAGTTTTCTAAGGTTTTAGTTTCTGTCTCTAAAACTTCATCTGCTTGCTCTTTTGCTGAGTCAACAAATGCTTTTTCAAAAACGCTCTTGCTTGCTTTAACTTGATCTAGTTGGAATTGTATCCGTGCTTCTTGGTTGGATAAATCTAGTATTTGAGAATGTAAATATTGTTGTTGTGGTGTTAAATCAGAAACTTTCATTTCTTTGTCGTTTAACATTACCACAGGGTCTTGATTTTCAATCGTCATTTTTACTCGCTTAATGTTTTAGTAACACTTGTTGGTGATATTTTTTCAGCTATTTGTGCATCTAATGACGCTTTCATAGCAGTAACAGTATCTGAACCCATAGCTGTCTCTACCCAACCTTGTACGTCACTTTCTTTTAGACTCGACCAGTTAATAAAACTAGATAAATCATCTGTGCTTACAGCTTGTGAACCATAGCTGGTAGCTGTCCAGTTGTTACCGTCACTATCTTTATTAGTATCGTCTGTTGCAGTAAGTCTCCAATGCACGTTATGCACTACATTAGATTTACCACTTTTAGAGGGATATGTATCGCATGTTTTACAATCCCAAGTATATCCTATTGCCATATTTATTCTCCTTTTAAAGTTTTAATTTCAGATTGTAAGGCATCAACCTGTTCGTATAATTCTTGTACTGCTTTTACTAATGGTGTAACTAATTTACTGTAATCTAACTGATACACGTCACTTTCTTTATTATATAAAACAGCATTTGGCACAATAGGTTCAACTTCTTGTGCTATTAAACCATCTTGTTCAATACCAGATTTTTTCCACTCAAAATGTATTGGATTTAATTGATTTATAATTTCTAAACCTTTTGCTTCACCTAGAACATTTTTAAGTCTTGCATCTGAAGATGTTGTATATGAAACAGAGTTAGTACTACCATTACATGTTATTTGACCACAAAACTCTGCACTACCATCTCTAAACACAACCACACCAACATTTGCATTTGCATTACTACCTGATAAAACAGTTAAAACATCAGCAGTACTGTTTCCTTGTATTGTAAATAATGTAGATGCTGATGTAGTGTTGTGCATGAAGTTGCCTGAACTATCAATACGCGTTCTTTCTGATAATGCAGAACCACTTGATGTAGAGAACTGTAAATATCCCTCTCTATTCGCAGAAGTTGCATTTGTTTTTAAACCTGCAACAGCACCAAATACATCTGACCTTGATACACCATCATCTGTTATACCACCAAGCTCTAATGCACCACCTTTGTTAGAACTTTGACCACTTCTATTAATTAATCTTAATTTTGATACATCTCCTGTACCACCACTATGTTTAATTGTTGGACTAATAGCTGAACCACCTGAAGTAATATGTACTTCTCCTGTGCTATTGATACGCATATATTCTACATCAGTAGCTCCTGCACCACCACCTGCTCTAAAAATCATGTAACCTGAACCTGATGTATCACCATAGGATCTTAACCAAGTAGCATCACTTGCATACTGTAAAACTGCACAAGCATCTTGATGGTCAGCTAAAGAACCTCTAGCCATCACAACATTGTTAGATGCTAAAACTCCTGCTTCAGTTGATAAGTTGTTAAATGTTGTAGTGCCAACTAATACATTTCCTGAACTATCGATACGAATTCTCTCTGAACTATTTGTGGTAAATGCCATTGTATTACTTGCTGGTGCATGAATAGATGTTTGATCTGAAGTGTTTGTAAAATGCAATCTGTTAGTGCTTTTAATTTTTATATCACCACCAACAGTCAAAAGTTCATCTGGACTTGTTTCTCCAATACCAACTCGGCCTGTTCCACCATCAACCCTCATAGCTTCACCAGCAGTTTTTACCCTAAACTGAATACCATCATCACCATTTTTATTTTCTATTACGGCACCCTCAGCAGATGAATACATACCCATTCTGTAAGTAGAAGTACCACCAATTTGAATGGCTGGATTTGTTGTATCGCCTGTAGCATTATCAGAACCTACATGAAGATTTGCGTTTGGGCTGCTTACATTAGATACACCAACTTTATTATTAAATACTGCTGTACCTGCTTCTGACATATCAAGGGTAAGGGCAGTTATTGTAGAACCACCATCATTACCTTTGAATTTAATGTCAGTATTAGATTGTTGTTGAAGAATCTCTGTGCTTAACGAAGCATTTGATATGTTTAATAAATTAGTTCCCCCAATGTTAAATTGAAAATCACTTCCTGCTGCATCAAGGATAATATCTCCTGCTACATCTAAAGTTAAATCTCCTGAGGAAACATCTATTTCTTGACCATCAATAGTTATGTTATCAACCACAACACCTGCATTAGCAGTAAGTGCCTGTGCAAATGAAGTTCCCCCTCCATCAGATATGGTTATAGCATTATCCCCATCAGTAAAGCCAATATTAGCTGTTTGTACTTCACCACTTACTAATAGATCGCCACCTACTGACGCATCATCTGTAACTGTTAAATCATCTTCTACTTTTAAATCTACTACGTTAAGACTAGCAAAAGCATCTACAATAGCGGCACCAGAACCAGCACCGTCTGAATAAACTGCTTTTACATCACCTGCTGGTATGGTCACGTTAGCACCACTTCCTTGTGAAATAATTATGTTTTGTGAGCCAGACGTACCGTTTTCTATAAACCAAAGTTTAGATACTGTGTTTGGACCAATAGTAATAGTACAAGCTGAATCAAGTGTGCCTGTGTATTTTAAATAAATAGATCTACCTGGATCTGTTGATCCATCTGCTATTGTTGTAGTATGAGTGTCGGCGTTTGTGGTGATTGCTTCTGTACCAAAGCTAAAAGCCTCTGCAATAAGTTCTAAATTAGTATTCGTAGAAGTTCCCCAGGTACCTGATTCGTCACCTGTGGCTATCTCTTTTAACCTTAAATCATTTACATAAGTTGCCATATTTTATGCTACCTCTTCCCAATTTGGGGTTTGTGTTTCATTTATTTCAGCAAAGGATGAACTTTGGTCAGTATTTATATTAGCATAATTTTTAGTTTGTGTATCATCTATTAGAGACCAAACTAAAACACTACCTACAGATCCAACTGCCTCAACGCCAGTAGATATTACATTTGCCTTTGAAATAACGGTAGGACTACCAACAGATCCTGTAGAAGATTGTCCCGTAATTTGCAGTGTAATACCTAAAGCTATAGATATTGTTCCTAATGAACTTGTGCCAGCTAGCCCTGATGGGCTTACATTTGCTTTTGCTACTAAACTTACGGATCCTACAGATCCAGTAGCTGATACACCAGATATGCTTACATTTGCTTTTGCTACTGTAGTAGCTGTCCCAAGAGCACTCGTACCTGCTAAACCAGATAAAGTAACTACGGCATTATGATGAACTGTAACAGACCCTACATTACCTGTAGCACTTAATCCTGCTACTGGAACATTGGCCTCTCCATCTACATCTACTGTAACCCCACCTACTGTTGCAACAGCAGTTGGTAAGACTGCTACAGCATCTCCATTTACACCAACTCCTGATACGGAACCTGTTGCTGATTGCCCTGTTGGAACTGCATTAGCTTTAGCTACAATAGAAACAGTGCCTAAAGCACTTGTAGCTGCTAACCCTGTAAGAGTAACTGGTATGGGTTCGCCCCAAGCACCTTCACCCCAGGTGCCTCGACCCCAACCAGTAATATTAGCCATAAGAGGCTAGATCAAGCTATTCTTATAATAGCTGTACTGGCTGCTGCTGCTGGAAAAACTATTGTAAAATCACCTGCTGTTGATGTTTTA